GTACATCAACCAGACCGATGAGTTCTATTATGATGTAAGCGAAGCCGAGGCGAAAGAGCTGTAAGGAGGCGGCAGGGATGGGCGGATGCAGCACCTACCAGATCCGCAAGATCTACGCCATCGGGCAGGCGCTTGGAATCGTGAACCGCGGCGGCGAGGACGCGCTGCACGACCTTGTATATGGCGTGACCGGCAAGAGCAGCGTGAAGGAGCTGAGCTACAGCGAGGCGTGCAAGGTGATTGGAGAACTGGAAGCACGGCAGGGCACGCCGCCGCCCCGCCCAAAGAAAACCAACCACCGCAAGCGAAAGCCGGGCGGCGTGAGCGAGGGCCAGGAGCGCAAGGTTTGGGCGCTGATGTACCGACTGGCCGCCGCCAGCCCGAGCACGGTCGCGGTCGGCGACCGCTTGCGGGCGGCGATCAAGAAAGAGGCCGGCGTGGACGCTTTTGCCGATGACCCGTTCGCGTGGCTGGACTACAAGAGCTGCAACAAGCTGATCGAGGCGCTGAAGGGATACGTCAAAAACGCGGAGCGAAAGGCGGGTGCTGCGGATGGATGAAAAGCTGCCGGAATGGCTTGAGCAATGTTTGACCGAGGACGACCGACAGCTGATCGGCATTGTGGGCACGGAGGCGTTCCTGCGGCTGATCGACACCTACGGCGGCGGGAACGTGTACATCCCGAAAAACGACCGCTTTGAGCGCTACGCCCGCAACAAGGCAATCGTCGCCGAGTTTGACGGGTACAATTTTCGGGAGCTTGCGCAAAAATATCATTTGACGGAAATGCAAATCCGCGTTATCGTAAAAGACAAAGCGGCAGCGGTGAGGGCGAAGCCTGTGGACGGACAGATGAGCCTGTTCGACGCGCCGGACGAACAGAACACAGACAAGTAAATCATTTTGCGAAAGGGCTTTATCTTTCGGACTTTACGAATCGTGATGTATTATGGTTGCAGAAACCATAACACATCACGATTTTTGTTTTGAGGGGTACGGCAATGCAGTTTGACGCAGGGACTTGGTGGTTGGCAGTATTACTGCTTGGCGGCTTGACGGGCGCGCTTGGCTACATGATAAAGCACAGCTTTGACAAAATCGAAAAGAAGTTGGACACGGCTGTGCCGAAAGAAGACTTCGACACAAAGATAGCGAACCACGAGGCGCAGATCCGAAAAATCCAAGAAACCTACACGCCGCGCACGACCCACGACAAGGACGTGGGCGAGCTGCGGGAGAAGATTTCCCGCATCAGTGAAAACTACCTTACCAAAGAGGACTTTTACCGCGAAAACACCAAGACCGACCGCAAAATCGAGTCGGCAAACCAGAAAATTGACCGTGTGATCGAGCTGCAGATGCAGCTTTTACAGCAGTTGTCGCAAAAGGAGAATTCGTAACATGGACATGAAAGAAAAGTTGCTTGCCGAAATGGAGCAAAGCGACTTTGCCAAAAATAACGGCAAGATCATGCGGACGCTGAACGTGCTTGCGCCGAGCTACCACAACCTGAGCAGCATTCAGCGCATTTTGAAGGACGACGGCATTGGCGAGGGACAATACGCCGCCTGCCTCGACTTTCTGGCTTTGGAAGGGTATATTCTGCTGCGCACCGTAAAGGATCATGTGCGGTGCGAGGATTTAGCGGACCACAACTGGACGGAATTGGAAGCAAAGCTTTCCGGCAAGGGAATGCGCGTGCTTGAAAAGGATGTCAAGGACGCGATGATCGAGGTGTAACGATGGCGTGGCCGTTTCAGCGCGGGGGCAAGAGCAGCGGCAACCGCAAGCACAGCAAGATCGACAAGCTGCCGCCAGAAATGAAAGCTACCGTTGAGGAGATGATCCTTGACGGCAGCGCTACTTATACCGAGATCGTGGACTATTTGCAGGAGCACGGGTACAGCCTGTCGGTTTCGAGCGTGTGCCGCTACGCGCAGGGATACGTCGAAAATTTGCAGACGCTGCAGATCGCGCAGGCCAACTTTAGAAATATGCTTGACGAGCTGGAGCGCTACCCCGACCTTGACACGACCGAGGCGCTGGTGCGCGTGGCGAGCCAGGACCTTATGACGGCGCTGACCGCCAAGAAGGAAGAGGACTGGAACGCCGTGAGTGTGGACAAGCTGATAAACCAGATCAGCGGCCTGACCCGCGCGGTCGCCTACAAGAAGCGCGTGGAGCTGCGGAACAAGACCGACCTTGAAGCAGGCACGGATGACGTGAAGACCATGCTGTGGCGCACGATGGCAACCGAGAAGCCGGAGCTGTACAAGCAGGTTACGGCTTACCTAGACAAGAAAGCGCAGGCTGCACCATGAGCCTTTATGCTGTGCAGGTACTGACCGGGCAGGAAGCGGAGGTTTGCCGCCGCCTGGCCGACCGCCGCATTGCCACCCTGCTGCCGCAGGAGCGGCGGCTGATCCGCCGCGGCGGCGCGTGGCGGGAAGAGCCGTACACCCTGTTCCGGGGGTATGTGTTTGTGGACACCGAAGCCCCGCTGCCCATCTATTATACGGTACGCGGGCAGGACGGCGTGATGCGCTGGCTGGGGGCAAGCCCCGGCACGCCGGAGGCACTGAGCCTGGCCGAAGCCGTGAACATCCGCTGGCTGGCGGGGCAAGACCTACGCCCCAGCACCGCGCGCGAGGTGATGCCCGGTGTGCTGGGTTTTGTGGACGGGCCGTTGGCGCAGCTGAGCGACCGCATTGTGCGTGTTGACCGGCATGACCGGCGGGCGGTCGTGGCCCTGCCCATTGGCGGGGAAGCAAAAGAATTTACGCTGACCTTTACGATACAGGAAACCGCAGACTGCGGGGCGGCCGGTTCGCCCCGGCCCGCAGGCGCGGCGGACAGAAGCAACGGGATTTTGGCTGCGAAAACGGCCGAAAATGGCGAAGCATACCCCGCAAAACGCGGGTGTGCCGCCAGCACCGTTTAATTGCCCCGTTTAATACGTTTAATTTTGTTTAAGGAACGAAGGGCGGAAAACTGCCCGCGTGAGAGAAAGGCCCCCAAAACGGGCTTATTTGGGGCGCTGTGGGGCGGAGGGAAAAAACAGATGAAAACCAAGGAAAAAAGCCTGCGGGAGCTGCTGGCCGACATCCAGAAGGCCAGCGAGCTGGAACGCTATGACCCCGCCGCAGACCTGGCGCTTTTGGCGGCGCAGTACCGCAAGATGAGCCGGTGGGACTTTGGCAAGCTGCTGGACGGCATGGCCGCAAAGTACCAAAACGAATGGAGCGCCATCCACGCGGCGCTGGCCGAAAAGGCCCGCGCCGGGGACCTGGACGCCATCCGGCTGTACCGCGAAACCATGGCGCAGGCGGGCAGCGGCAATGAGGTGACGATCGTTGACGACATCTAAAAACAGCGGGGCGGCGGTGAGCCTGAAAGGCGTCATCGGCCCCGCTTTCTACGAAACGCACCGCCTGATCCGCGCGGGCAAGATCGACGAGGCGGTGGAGAAGGGCGGGCGCGCGAGCTTAAAGAGCAGCTATGTGAGCGTTGAGGTGGTTTTGCAGCTTTTGCGCCACCCCGACTGCCACGCGCTGGTGACGCGCCAGGTGGCCGATACCATGCGCGACAGCGTGTACGCCCAGATCTTGTGGGCCATTGACAAGCTGGGGCTGGGTGAAAAGTTCCGCTGCACACAAAGCCCGCTGCAATGCGTGTACCTGCCCACGGGGCAGCGCATTTTGTTCCGCGGGCTGGACGACCCGCAGAAGATCAAATCCATCAAGCTGCCGTTTGGGTACATTGGCATTGTGTGGTTTGAGGAAGCCGACCAGATCAAAGGCGGCGAAGAGGCCGTGCGCAACGTGCAGCAATCCGCTTTGCGCGGCGGCGAGTACGGGCTGACGTTTATCAGCTTTAACCCGCCCGCGGCCAGCCGCAACTGGGCCAACCGCTACGCCCGGGCCGAGCGGCGCGGCAAGTTTGTACACCACAGCAGCTACCTGCAAGCCCCCGCCGAATGGCTGGGGCCGAAGTTTTTGGCGCAGGCGGAGTACATTAAGGAAACGCAGCCGACCAAGTACCGCCACGAGTATTTGGGCGAGGCCGTGGGCAACGGCACGCAGGTGTTTGAAAACCTGGTGCTGGAGCCCATTGATGGCAAAACGATCCGCAGCTTTGACCGCCCGCTGAACGGCGTGGACTGGGGCTGGTACCCGGACGCCTGGGCATACAACCGCGTACAGTACGACGCGGCGCGGCGTACCTTATATATTTATGACGAGCTGACCCGCTGGCGCACCGCCAACCGCGACACCGCGCACCTGCTTTTGGCGCGCGGCGTTGGCACCGAAACGGGCGGCCCGCTG